CTTATACAATTAGGATGGTGGAGCGTAACAACCCAAAAACATATAAACTATGTAGCAAATGAGTTTGGGTTAGGTTTAATTAAAATACATTAATATGGAAAACAAAGTAGAGTATATAATGGTAAAAGAATTGACAAAAAAAGAAAATAGAAAGAACCTCATCAAAATATTTGGTGGTGCATTATTATGTGGCTTATTTGCAATAGCATCAATGTACTTCTTTTTATTCTTTATATTGTGGGCAAATGAAATAACAGATAAAGTTGTTGGATATTTTTAAGATGCAAGAAGCCTGTTGGTATGAAAATATATATATAGTACAACGTCCGTCAAAACGTGGTACAAAAGCATCTGATGTTTATTTAGATATAGATGTTAATGGTCAAATACTAAAAGGCAAAAAGCTTTACAAACAAAACAGCATACATTTAGAAAATACAATAGAAGAAGCATACAGATATTCCTATAAAAGGTTTATATTAAAACAATAGTTTTTTCATTTGTTTGGTTTGGGATTAGGTAGCAGAAATGTTACCTTTTCCTTTTTATACAAAACACCATATAATTTATTGTATTAATATGAAAGTTAAAATAAATGTACCTGATTCACTTAAGGAAATAACTTTAGATCAATACCAAAGGTTTGAAAAGTTAAACACAGAAGAAAATAAAGAATCTACATTCTTACTACAAAAGATGGTAGAGATATTTTGTAACTTAAACTTAAAGGATGTTGCAAACATAAAATACAAATCCGTACAAGAAATAATCGTACACCTGAACAAGGTATTTGATCACAAGCATAGTTTAGTACCTACGTTTAATTTAAACAATGTAGAGTATGGATTTATACCTGTACTTGATGATATGTCTTTAGGTGAGTTTATAGACCTTGATGAGAACTTGGGTAATTGGGATAATATGCACAAAGCAATGAGCGTGTTATACAGACCAGTTAAATTTAAGAAAGATAAGAAGTACAACATAGAAGAATACAAAGGTATGAATGACAAGCTAAAGTATATGCCTTTAGATATTGTGTTTGGTTCTATGGTTTTTTTTTACAATTTAAGCAACGAGTTAACACAAACTATCCTGAACTATTTACAGAAGGAGTTACCCAAGAACTTGACTATTCAGCAGAGGGAACGTTTGGGTCAAAGTGGGGCTGGTATCAGTCAGTCTATGGTATTGCTAAAGGAGATGCTACCAAGTTTGACGAGGTTACCCAGCTTAATGTCCACGAATGTTTAATGTATTTGTCATTTGAAAAAGATAAAGTAGAATTAGAAAAGAAGTTAATTAAAAAACGATGAAAGGTTTTTACAACGTAACGGAACAATTAAAAACAGCACTTGCAGCAGAACCATTTGTTAATACAGTTACATTTGGTAGTTTAGATGATGTAGACCTTAACAAGCAAACCATATTTCCATTATCACATATTATAGTAAACAACACTACAGTAGGAACTAAAACATTAACGTTTAACATTTCTATATTATCAATGGATATTGTAGATATAAGTAAAGCAGCAACTACAGATATATTTGTAGGAAACGATAATGAACAGGATGTGCTAAATACACAATTAGGATTACTAACAAGAATAATAAACATCTTACAACGTGGTGATTTATATACTAACCTTTATCAAATAGAAGGTGATGTTAATTGTGAACCATTTGTAGATAGGTTTGAAAACAAGTTAGCAGGATGGACTGCAACATTTGATGTATTAGTACAAAACGATATGACAATATGCAGTTAGAAAACCTAAATAAAGAACTAAATAAGTTTGGTAAGTTTGTAGTACAACAAGCAAGAACAAGGTTATCAAAAAACAAATCAAAAAAAGGTAAGGGTACAACCTCATCAGATGGTCAATTATATAAAAGCCTTGCTTATTTTTTAGATAATAAAAAAAATACTTTATCTTTTGAAATGGAAGATTACGGTATGTTTCAAGATCGTGGTGTAAGTGGAACAGAAAAGAAATACGATACACCCTTTTCGTATACAAACAAAATGCCACCTGTTAAACCATTGGCACAATGGGCAAAAAGTAAGAACATAAGATTAAGAGATAAAGAAGGTAAGTTTAAAAAAGGCAACTATAATACGATAGGGTTTTTAATAGCAAGAAGCATATACAGAAAAGGATTAAAACCAAGTTTATTCTTTACAAAACCATTTGAACAAGCATTTAAAAAACTACCTAATGATTTGGAATTTGCTTTTGGTGAAGATATAAACAATTTATTTAGAAACTAATGAGTACAAAAATAAACGTAAGAAGCCCTTTTTATTTACACCTTGTAGAACCAAGTCCACCATTACCAGACTTTGATTGTACGGTTGCAGGGTTAGTAGGTTTTGCAGTAGATAATCAAGGTATTATTACTTTACCGAGTCCTGCTGTTGGTGTGATAGATTCTATATCAAGTGATGATGGTGATTTTGCAAATAACAAGTTCCCAACAGAAAACACCGATACATCAAGAACAATAAAAATTAAACTACTTATACCTGTAGGTTATGCTAACACAAGTGATATATTTTTTGAATGTCCTGTTACTGCAACTCAACAAGGTGTAACAAGTTCAGTAATACAGCCTACAGTTTGTTCAGGAGGACCAGCAGCAAGTGGTTCAATAAGTGGTCAAAGTTTAAGTGTAGGTGGTTCAAGCGTAGATATTGATTTAGCAGGATTCTTTACAGGTGAAACTACTTATGCTTTTTCTAATTTAAATCCTAATTTAGTAACAGCAGCTTTAAGTGGAAGTGTATTAACATTAGCACCAAATGTAATTGCAGGATCAACAACGGTTTACGGTATTGGTAGGGATAACAGTTATCCAGCAACTTGTGAAAAGACACAAAGCATAGCGGTTACAGTAACAGATAGCACAAGTGCATTTAGTTGTACCTCACCTACAAACCCAGCTTTACAAGGTGGTAGTATTAGTCAAGCAGGTGCAATAACAAACCCTACAACATTAGGAACTATAACAAAAATAATGGCAACTTCTGGTGGAGGTGCAATAACAAGTGTAGCAGCAAACAATACAGCAAGTCCAATATCACATACTTTGTTTTTTGATATTACAGTACCTTCTGGTTATTCTAATGCAGCAGCAACCGTAGAATGTAGTGCAACGTTTTCACAAGTAGGTACAGCACCACCTACGTTTACTTGTTCATTAGCCAACCTCACAGGTCAATCAATAGCAAGAAATGGTTCAATAAATGCAGGAACATCATCATTAGGTACTGTTAAAACACCTGCAAGTGGTGTACAGTTTAGTACAGTTGATGTAGACACCTCAAGAACTGTAACTTTTCCTGTTACAATACCTTCAGGATATGCAAATGCAGGGAGCGATATAAATTGTGATGTTACAATAATACAACCAGCAACGGTTTCGGTTTGTGGTGCAAACACATTTTATAGAAGTTCAGGTGTAACAACACAAGAAGGACATTGTAATGCAGCGTATGGTGCTAACAAAGCAATAACCTCAACAGCAGCAAGTTTAAATGCGTTACTAAATAGTCAAGTTTGTCAAGGCGGTGTACCTTTTGATGGTGGTAATTTATATTACGGTGTATTTACTTCATCAGCATCAAGTGCGTTTGGAGCAGGTGCAGGAAGTTATTATGTAATTAATATAGATAATTCAGGAATAGTTCAAGAATTAGCAATCGTTTCTTGTAATACAACAGGGGGCGGTGCAGGAGTTTTAGTTTAAAATTATGGGATTAAAAAGAGTAGATGTAGATTTATATATATGGGATGGTTTAGTAACAGATCAACCAACAAACCCACAATATAGTATTCAAAAAAGCAGAGTAACAGGCAATACTAATATTACTTTAGAAATTGCTGAACTTGTAAGGGATTATATAGCTATAAGTTATAATAACGATTATACTTCTATTGCAAGATATGTTAGGGCGGTTGTAAATTCTTTTGATGATAGTGATGAGCCTTTTGAAACAAACCCTATTGTATCAACCTATGTTGCTGTAGATGGGTATGGGTATTTTGAAGAAGGTGCAAACCCTGAATTAGATAGACACACTTTAATGAGTGCTACAAATATATATTTACCAGAAAATACAGCAGGTAGGTTCCCAATATTTGCAGAAGGTGTAGGTAAAGTAATAATTGATTCTACTACAACACAAATAACAGATAACGGAAACACAAACCAAAAAATACAATACATTACAATACCAGCTAATACTTCAACTATTCAAGTTTTTGATACAGATGATAGCACGGTTAAAAAAACTATAACGGTGTCTAATATTTGTGAACCAAAGTACACACCATTTAAAATTACTTTTGTCAATAAGTTCGGTGCATTTGAGGACTTATATTTCTTTAAGAAAACAAGTGAAGTAACAAACGTAACAGATGAGTTGTTTAAAAAGAATATAATAACAAACACATCATCAACATACAACACCTACGAAAACCAAAAAGGAAGAATGAATGTAAACGCACAAACTTCTTTAACGATGAATACTGGTTATATAAAAGAAAATATGAACCAAACAATAGAAGAACTATTTTATAGTGAAAACGTTTATATAAGATATGAAAACAAAACACTTGCAGTAATACCTAAATCTAAATCATTACAATACAAAACATCTTTAAATGACAAACTTATAAATTATACAGTAGAGTTTGATTTTGCGTTTGATAGAATTAACAATGTTAGATAATGCTACAACTACAAATATATTTTGATGGTCAACAGGTTGAACTGTTTAAGGATGAAAGCATTGTATTAACACAATCAATACAAGACATAAAAGATATACAAAAAGTGTTTGTACCTTTTACACAAACCTTTAATGTACCAGCATCAAAAAACAACAATAAGATATTTAAGCATTTTTACAATTTTAATATATTAGGATTTGATGCACGAAAAAAAATAAATTCTGAATTACATTTAAATTATAAGTTATTTAAAAAAGGTAAAATAAAACTTGAAGGTGTACAACTTAAAAACAATGAACCACATACATACAAACTCACATTCTTTGGTAACACAATAAACCTTAAAGATTTATTAGGTGAAGATAAATTAAGTGCATTAGATCAATTAAACAAATATAGTTTTAGTTATAACGATACAAACATAGCTGCTTATATGGCTAATGGTTTAGATGTTGTTTCACCAGCAGGTACAATAACAGATGCAGTTATAATACCGTTAATTACCCATACCGCAAGATTAATATTTGATAGTAATTCAGCAGTTGTTAATACTGATACTATTAAAAACATAAATACATCAGCAGGAACAAGTACAGATTATGGAGTGCCTTTTAAAGAATTAAAACCTGCTATTAGGTTATATGCAATTATTAAGGCAATAGAAATACAATACAACATTACTTTTAGTACTGACTTTTTTAATGAAACAAATACTGCTTTTTATGGTTTGTATATGTGGTTACACAATAAAGAAGGCGAACTATTTCAAGACCAAGATGCGCAACATCAAGCAACTGGTTTTACAGTAACTAAAAATGAGGATAACATATTTACAGGATTTAAGAACGCAAGTTTTACTTCATCTATGGATGAAATTAAAAAAACAAGGGTTTTTGATAATATACCTGTAGATAAAATAGAAAGAAGAATGAATGTTAGGGTAACACCTAATGGTTCTGATCCCTATAGTTTAATAATAAAAAAAGATGGTCAACAGTTCCAAAGGTTTAACGGTTTAACTGGTGCAACTGAATTAGGACAAAACACAAGTTTAAAAGAAAAAGACTGGTTAGATATAGGCGATGGTACATACACTTACTTTATTGAAACAGATGCAGTTTCAAGTTATAGCTTTATAGTATCATCATATATAAAAAGCACAAGATTACTTGGAAGAAAAAAGGATTTAATATTTACAGCAACTGCTGCTAAAACAACTGATAACCCTGTTGATGCAGACCAGTTAGCACCTGATATGAAAGTAATAGACTTTATTACTGGTATTTTTAAAATGTTTAATCTTACAGCATTTGAAGATGATAACGGTATTATTCAGGTAAAAACACTTGACAACTTTTATGCAAGTAGTACAGCAGCACACGACATTACACCTTTTTTAGATAAAACAGAAACAACAACAGATTCTATATTACCTTTTAAAGAAGTAGATTTTGAATATGATGGTACAGATAGCTTTTTAGCAAACAATCACAAAGAAATAGAAAATACTGAATGGGGTGCTTTGTATTATAACGCACCAGAAAAATATGATGGTAAAGTATATAATATTACATTACCTTTTGAGCATTTTAAATACGAACATTTATTTGTATCCGCAAACAATATAGTAAGTGCTACCGATAGTAACGTGCAGTATGGATATTCAGTTGATAAAAGCCAATCACCATATTTAGGTAAACCCTTACTTTTTTATGCAGCAAAATCTTCTGCAACAATAAGAGCGTTAAATTTAACTGAAAGTACAGGTGTGTCAATTACAAATCCATACATACCATTAAATTGTGAAACTACAGGTAGCACATATTTGTCAGGAAAACAAAGTATAAACTTTAATGCTGAATTTGATGAATACTCAAGAGAGGTAAACAATGAAACGTTATTTAAAACCTACTATAAAAATTATATAGAAGATATGTTTGATATACGCAAACGTATTACAACAGCAAAGGCTTATTTGCCTATGAGTTTAATTTACAAATTAAATTTAGCTGATAAGTTTATTTTAAATGATAACGAATATAGAATTAATAAAATATCTACAAACTTTGAAACCGAACAAAGCACTTTAGAATTAACAAACATATTTGATGCACCTGTATTTAAAACGTTAAGAATATTAGATGATAACTGTTTAACTGTAGATTCAACTTTAATATCTGTTGATAATAGTTTAGTAAAAACGGATGCAGGATGTGATACACAATTTACATTACCAAGTATAAAAACAGGTATACCAATTAAAACGGTAAATAACCCAGTAAGTGCATATTCAGATACAAGTTTAAAAGTAACTGCACCTACAATAGCAACGGATCAAATACCAGTATCTACAACTACAGAGGTTTTCTTTAGTCATCAAATAACAGCATTAGGTAAAATAGGTGATACTGAAAGGCTAGATGAATATGGTTATTTATATTCTACATCATTAACTAATTTAAGTTCTACAGATAATGTTGATACATTAAAAGCATTTGGTGATGTATCGGTAGTACCATTTACACCTTCATTAGCTGTACAAAATGTACCTATAAAAAGTATTTATAAAAAAGCTGGTTTAACTGATCCTGCAATACTTTACTATAGATTCTATGCAAGAACTAATACAGGAACTACAAACGACAAAGCAGATGCTATAAGTAGTGTTGTAACCGCATCTACAGTACCATCAGCAGTAAGTCAATATAATAATGCAAGTGGTGAAAACCTATATGGTATTGTTGGAACAGCAGGATATATGAGTGCAGGTTCACCTCAACATAACTTATCAAGAGAAAACTTTTCGGGAAGAGGTGCTGAAGATCAAGATGGTATTGTAATAGGAAATGTTATACAACCAAATGAAACAGCAATTAAAGAAATAGTAGAATGGTTATCAAGTGTAGCTAACCCAACAGCAGGTACTTATTATCCTGTATCGCATACATTTAAAGCAATAAATAGATTTGGAGCAGATTTTTCTGCTGTATTTAATATGAGCAATAAAACTAATGCCTTTGTTAAATACCATATGTATTTAAACGCATACCCTTTTGTAATGATTAAAGGTGGTACAGTTACAGGTAGTATAGTAAGTGGAGGTTCTTTAGGTTTAGCATTTACAGTTGCAGATTTACAAAGCACATCGTAAAAAAAAGATATGATACAAAATATATTAGATTTATTAGAATTTGCAAGAAGCGAGAAATGGAACGGACAATATATGGATATAGCTATGGGTAAAAATAAGTTTCCTGAATCAATAAAAGAAGGTTACGAACAATATAAAAATGGATTATGGAAAAGGTAGTAATTGATGTTGAATTAAAAACGCAAAGCGCAATAGATAACGCTGAAGATTTACAAGATTCAATACAGGAAGTTAGCGAAGAAACAAAACAAGTTACAGCTAATACTGAAGAAATGGGTAATCAATTAGATTCTGTAACTGGTGGTGCTATTACAAAGTTTAAAGGTTTTACAGGTACATTAAAAGGCGTTATTGGAGGTTTTAAGACATTAAGAGGTGCAATTATAGCAACAGGTATAGGTGCTTTAATTATAGCAGTTACAGCTTTAACAGCAGCCTTTACGTCAAGTGAAGCAGGTCAAAACAAATTTGCAAAAATACTAAAACAACTTGGCGTTATTGCTGGTAATGTAACAGATATATTCGCAAGTTTAGGTAATATAATAATAGCTGTTTTTGTTGATAGGGATTTAAAAGCAGCAGGACAAGCGTTTGATGAATTTAGTGATAAGGTTAAAAACTTTGGAAAAGAAACACAAAAAGAAATAAAGATAGCTGGTGAACTTGCTGATAAAATTGCAGAAGCTAATAAAAAAGAAAGACAATTATTAATTGAAAGAGCAAAAACAAATGTTGAAATAAACAAACTAAAAACACAAGCGGCTGAAGTAGATAAATTTACAAGCGCACAAAGAATTAAGTTTCTTGAGGATGCTGCTGCAATGGAAGATAAAATTACAGGTAAAGAGGTTGCACTTGCGGAATTAAGAAGGGATATTAAAATTCAAGAAAATAGTTTAAGCGAATCAACAAAAGAAGATTTAGATGAAGAAGCGCAATTAATAGCAAACGTTATAAGTTTAGAAGAACAGCGTTTGATTAGAAACAAAGAATTATTAGGTGTTGCAGCAGGGTTACGTAAAATGGAAGCTGATAAAAAAGCAGCAGAACGTAAAGCAGAACTTGATGCAATACAAAAACAAAGCGATGATATAAACCAAATACAAGCAAAAGGTATAGAGCAACAAAAAATAGCTATTGCTAATTTGAATGATTTGAAAAAAGATTCTGCAAAACAAGAACAAGCAGAAGATGAATTAACTTTAAATCAAAAGTTAAAATTAACAGCAGAAGCATTAGGTGGTGTTGCAGCTTTATTAGGCGAAAATAGTGCAGCAGGAAAAGCAGCAGCTATTGCACAAGCAACGATTAATAGTTATTTAGGTTTTACTGAAGTTTTGAAAACACCATCAACATTACCTCAACCATTTGCTTCTATTGAAAAAGCAATATCAGCAGCAGGTATATTAGCATCAGGTATTCAAACAGTTAAAAAGATAGTAGGGGTAAAATTACCAACAGGAGCAGGTATGTCAGGCGGTAGAGGTGCATCATCAGCCCCAGCACCTCCATCATTTAATGTAGTAGGAGCAGCACCTGAAAACCAATTAGCACAAACAATAGGTGAACAAGAAGAAAAACCTATAAAAGCATTTGTAGTAAGTAATGAAGTAACTAACGCACAAGCATTAGAACGTAATATAGTAGAAGGTGCATCAATTGGATAACAAAATAGATAAATAATTATTGTAATAGTATGGACATAGTAGAACTTTTTATAGATGAAAACGATGAGGTTTCTGGAATAGAAGCGATAAGCGTCGTAGAGAACCCAGCAATAGAAGAAAACTTTATAGCACTTAAAAACCAAGAGTTTAAACTTGCAGAAGTTGACAAGGAAAAGCGTATCCTTATGGGTGCAGCCTTAATACCTAATAAGCCTATCTATCGTAAAAATGGTGAACAAGAATATTATATATACTTTAGTCAAGCAACCGTACGTAAAGCAAGTGAATTATTTTTTATAAAAGGTAATCAAAACAACTCTACATTAGAACACCAATTAGAACTTAAAGGTTTAACTGCTGTAGAAAGTTGGATAGTAGAAAGTGAACAAGATAAAAGTAGAATGTACGATTTAAACGTGCCTATTGGTACTTGGATGGTATCTATGAAAGTAAATAACGATGATGTATGGAATAAAGTAAAAGCAGGTGAGGTAAAAGGATTTAGTATAGAAGGCTACTTTGCAGATAAATTACAAAGACCTAACGAACCTGTAAAAGATCAAATGTCTGAACAGGAAGAAATGGCTAACGAATTAGTTAAAGAACTAAAGCATATATTAAAAGAAGAAAATTTAGAATCTTATTCAGATTATCCAAGTGGTGTTAAAAACAATGCAAAAAAAGGTATTGAACTAAACGAAAAAGTAAACAACAAGTGTGCAACACAAGTAGGAAAAGTAAGGGCGCAACAATTAGCACAAGGCAAACCAATCACTACAGAAACAATTAAAAGGATGTTTAGTTATTTAAGTAGAGCGCAAGAAGATTATGATGAAAGCGATAGTAAAGCGTGTGGTACTATATCTTACTTATTGTGGGGTGGTAAAGCTGGTTTACGTTGGGCTGGTGCTAAACTAAAAGAACTTGATTTAATAGAAGAAGAATTAAAAAAACCTTGTTACAGCGGATATGAAATGATAGGTTTTAAAATTAAAAATGGTAAAAAGGTTCCTAATTGCGTACCAATAAAATAATATGAGTAGAATACCAAGTCCACAATCAGGTCGTAGAGGTTGCTTATGTAAAGATGGTACATATTCTATAGAATGTTGCGATGGTAGTTTCCAAGCACAAGGAGTAGGAAATGTAACAGCAACAATAGAAACACCAAGTGCAGGAGAATACGGTTATAGGGTACAAAAATGCGGACATAGCCAAAAAAAACACTTTTACGGTTCTACACAATTAGTTATAGGAAATGTATATTATATAAATGCAGACCACAATAATCACGATGGTTGTTATACCGTATTAAGTCAAGATCAAAACGCACACGGTCATCATTTTAGTGCTGTAACATTATATAACGATTGTGCAGCGTGTCAAGCAGCAAACTAAAAATGTAACAAACTATTTATAAATTTATTGTATTATATATGAAAGCAACAGATATGTTAAACAAAGTAAAAGAGGTACTTGGGGTAGAGTTATCCGAAGCACCTGTAGAAGTAAAGTTGGCACAAGCCGAACTTGAAAACGGTGCAATTATTGAAAGTGAAAACTTTGAAGCAGGAGCAGAAGTGTTTATTGTTACCGAAGATGAGAAAGTAGCATTACCAGTAGGCGAGTACAAACTTGTAGACGGTGAAGCACTAATTGTAGAAGAAGAAGGTATTATTGCTTCTATAGGTGCTGCTGAAGTTGAAGAAGAAGAAGTAGAAGCTGAAAAAGAAGAAATGAATTACGCTACTAAAGAAGAACTTCAAGAGGTTAAAGAAATGGTTGAAGAAATTAAAGCTATCCTTTTACCTAAAAAAGAAGAAGAAATGGCTGAAGAACCTGTAGATGAAAATTCTGTTAAATCAGAAGAAACAACTACAAAGACTGTTTATGCTGAAAAAGAAGAATTAAGCGAACCAGTGCAGAAGGTTACTCATAACCCAGAAAAAGAAAACAAACCTAATTTAAATTTGTATTCACAAAAAAGAGGGAATACTACATTAGATAGAGTTTTAAATAAAATATCAAATTTTAAATAAATAAATAATGTCAACAACAATAACAACTTCAAATGATGTGTTGAGAGCAAGATCAGAGCAAGAAACTTTGACTACTACTCAAGATATTCCTGTAAATAAAGCAGGTACTGAATTTAATATAGCAACAGATGCTAAAGTAATGACTTTACCAGCTATTACATCTGAAAATATTGGAATGGAATTTACATTTCGTAATACAGGTGCTGACGGTAATAACATTATTACACTTTCACCTGCTGCAACAGATGCAATTCACGGTACTGTAGCTGCTATATCATCAGGCGGTGTAGATAATAAAGATTGGATTAACACAAAAGCAACTGCAAATAAAGGCGATTGGTGTACACTAAAAGCTGTAGCACTTACTGACTGGTATTTAACTGGTGGTGATGGTGTATGGGCAAGTGAAGCATAATAAATAAACTTATAAATAAAATAAAATGGCGACAACTAATTCTATAACTACTTCTTATTCTGGTGAATTTGCAGGACAATATATTTCTGCTGCACTTCTAAGTGGTACAACTTTGGATAATGGATTAATTACCATTAAGCCAAACATTAAATTTAAAGAAGTAATGAAAAAAGTAGCAAGTGATGACATCGTAAAAGATGCATCTTGTGATTTTGATCCTACTTCAACTTTAACGCTTACAGAGCGTATTTTACAACCTGACTTTCAGCAAGTAAATTTACAACTATGTAAAGCGGACTTCCACAATGATTGGGAAGCAGTACAAATGGGGTATAGTGCTTTTGATAATTTACCTCCTTCTTTTGCTGACTTTTTAATTGGTCACGTTTCAAGTAAAGTTGCACAACGTACTGAAAATTCAATCTGGAGTGGTGCTGCTGCAACAGGTGGTCAGTTTGGTGGGTTTACTGAACTACTAACTGCTGATGGTGATGTTACTGATGTAGCTGCTGTAGGTGGTGGTGTTAATTCTGGTAATGTTATTGCACAATTAGGTGCAGTAGTTGATGCTATCGGTTCTTCACTTTATACTTCAGAAGATATGTTTATCTATGTGTCTCAGAATGTAGCAAGAAGCTATGTAAGAGCATTAGGTGGATTTGCAACAAACGTAGGTGCAGCAGGTATAAATGCTGACGGTACACAATGGTATACAGGTGGTACACTCTCTTTTGATGGTATCAAGATTGCAGTAGCAAATGGATTAGCTGACAATACAATGGTAGCAGCAGAAAAATCAAACTTGTTCTTTGGGACTGGGCTCTTAGCAGACCATAACGAAGTTAAAGTAATTGATATGGCTGACATTGATGGTTCACAAAATGTAAGAGTAGTAATGAGATTTACAGCAGGTGTTCAGTATGGCATCGGTAGCGATATCGTACTTTATTCTTAATAGATAATTAACCAATAAATTAGGGTGGGTAAGCCAGTAGTGCCTACTCACCTTTTTTTATTAAAAATATATAGATATGGCTTGTGATTTGACACTCGGTAGAAAAGAACCTTGCAAAGATGTTGTAGGGGGATTAAAAAATGTTTATTTCGTAGATTTTGGTGATTTAGGTACGGTAACTTTAGGAAATGATGAAATAACAAATATGACAGGTAATTCTGGTAGTTTAACAGCATTTAAATACGAATTAAAAGGAAATAGTAGTTTTGAACAAGCTATTACTTCTTCACGTGAAAACGGTACAACTTTTGTTGAGCAAACTTTGACTTTAACTTTGAAAAAACTTACTAAAGAAGATAATAAAGAGTTAAAACTGTTGGCTTACGGTAGACCGCACGTTGCTGTAGAAGATTATAATGGTAATGTATTTATGATGGGATTAGAACACGGTGCAGAAGTAACAGGTGGAACAATTTCTACAGGTGCTGCAATGGGTGATTTATCAGGATATACATTAACGATGGCAGCATCAGAACTTGCTCCTGCTAACTTTATGGATTCGGATACAAAAGATGTAGACTTCCCATTTAGTGTAGTAGATTACGCTGGTTTAGATGGAACTGTAACAATTACTTTAGGAACAAATTCTTAATAGGGTTTTTATTTGGTGAATTAAGGGTGGCAATATGCTGCCCTTTTTTTGTTTTAATAATAACAAATTTGATACTTTTTTATTGTATATATATGATAGTATTACAAGAAAGCGGATCAGCACAAAATATTGATTTTATACCAAGACAATTTACTGCTAACGCATCTTACACGGTTAAGATAACAGATGAAACGCAAAACAAAGAAGTGTACAGTCAAGCAACAACAAGTATATCACAAAACTTATATTACAATAGGTTTAATGCGGTGTTTCCTGTAAAACAAGATATTTATTACACACTTAAAATACTTTCAGGTACTACGGTTGTATTTATGGATAAAATATACTGTACAAACCAAACAGATTTACCAGCTTACACAATAAACAGCGGTGAGTATACTTCTAATAGCACTACAAACGAATTTATCACAATATAATGGATAACTTACACATAGTAAATTTAGCTTCTTACAACCGACCTAAAATAAGCGAAGACAAACAAAAAGATTGGGTTAACTACGGTGAGGATAATGATTACTATTCTTATTTAATAAAACTTTATACAGAATCTACAACTAACAACGCTATTATTAACGGTGTATCTAATATGATATACGGTAAAGGGTTAGATGCTTTAGATAGCAACACTAAAACAAACGAGTATGCTGCAATGCGATCTATTATAAGCAACACTTGTTTAAAAAAGGTTGTATTAGATTTAAAACTATTAGGTGAAGGTTCTTTTCAAGTGCTTTACAAAGATGATAGGGTATATAAAGCAGAACACTTTCCAAGACAAACACTACGTGCAGAAAAATGTAATGAAGATGGCGAAATAGAAGGTTACTACTACGCACCTGATTGGACAAAGATAAAACCAAAAGACAAACCTCAACGAATAGCAGCGTTTGGATTCGGTAACGGTAAAGAACCTGAAATAAAAATAATTAAAAAATACGTTAGTGGATATGACTATTACTGCCCTGTAGATTATCAAGGTGGTTTAGCATATGCTGAATTAGAAAGTGAAGTGAGTGATTACCTTATTAACGATGTACAGAATGGCTTCAGCGGAACAAAGGTTGTTAACTTTAACAATGGTATCCCAGACCGTGAAAAGCAAATGCAGGTTAAGAATGATGTAATGTCAAAACTTACAGGTGCAAGAGGCGAAAAAGTAGTAATTGCATTTAATAACAATGCAGAAAGTAAAACAACAGTTGATGACATACCATTAAACGATGCACCACAACACTATGAGTATTTATCAAATGAATGTAGTAATAAGTTAATAGTAGCACATAGGGTAACCTCACCTTTATTATTGGGTATACGTACCGAAAACAATGGTTTAGGATCAAATGCAGACGAAATAAAGACCGCTGCGCTACTTTTTGACAATATTACTATTAAACCCTA